TTCCTATGTTGCATCTGGTACTTCAAATAAGTTACTAGATGGAACTACAGACCATTCGGGTGCGTTTGGGACAGCCCAATCAGACGGACGAAAATACTATTACACCAATATTGCTGGCAGTAAACCAATTAAAGACCCTAGAATCGGCGCACACTTTGGTAGTCAAAGGCATAAAACAAAATCTTTGCAACTATTGGAACAAGAAACCGCTACTCACGGAAAAAATATTTATAGTGTAGATGGAAGGGAATGGTGTAGAGGTTGTTTAGGTGGAGTAGATTATGGGTCAGATTCTGCTGAAGTTATTTATTTTAGTGGTACTGACACTTTTTTAGAAATTGTTGGTTACTTTAGTGATGCAAATGTTCAATTCCACAATATATCGGCAAGACGAGTTCGGTACACACTAGATGGTACTGATGATACTACTGATTATGCAGGGCAAGTATCAGTAACAACTCCACTTGCAGGAAGATATGTAGAAGCAGGAGGTCTAGAGAATTTAGGTTTAGGAGCAACTCTTGGGATACATACTTTAAAACTACGGCAGACAACATCTGGCCATGCAAATTTCATGGTTGGGTTTGAACTAATCGCCCAAGACACTGCATCGACTGCAAGACGTAGTGAAATCAAAATTCCTAAACAAAATGTTGTTTCTTTTGGTAAGAAGTTTGAGGTAGGTTCTGATGATTTGGATAATGCAATACATCCTCATTACGATCCTTTCTCTGCAAAGACAGATGGTTCGGCATGGACTTCACCAACTTCAGGAACCAACAACGCAAATAGTGCAGCTTCATGGCCTACAAATATAGACACTACACATTCATTAGGTCTTGATAAATGGGTGGATGGTTCTAGTTATTACAGGCCTTACAATGGTGGTAGAGTTGTAAAATATGTAGACTCTACAGGGACTATAAAGACAGCAGTTACAGTCATGCCTCCTAATGCGAAAAGTATTAAGTCTGCTGATGTTAATAAGAAAGCAAAGAATGCAGGAAATACAACTTATTTACCTACCTTTGAAGATGAGACTACAGACGTAAATGAAGACCAATTACATGAAGTAGCCAAGACTTTTCATTATCGTGAGTTTGGAAATGGAAGTGCTAATGGTGGGACAGGAAGTGCTAATTATGCAGATGCAAGTATGCTTAATAGTAGTCATAGTATTGCTTATGTAATGGATGATGGCTTATCGAGTCTGTCTGGTTATAACGTAGCAAATACTACAGTATCAGTCCACAGTATGTTAGAGATGGGAGCCGGTGAATATTATTATGTAACCTTTATAGGTACTGGTTTTAGTATTCACAACCTTACTACTATAGCAACAAATGATATTGTCTCAAGTTCTCATGTAGCTCAAAATTTACCTTATGGTAGTCATGTTGTAAAAGTTAATCGTACTGGAACTACTATGTCGGTAATTGTTGATGGTGTAGAAGTGTATAGTGCGACAAATGGATTAGCTTATCAAAGTAGTGAATTTTCCTTCCACCAACCCAAGAAGCCACCAATCCCTGAAGATTGTGTAGTGATAGCAGACTATATGCTTATGGCAGATTATGTGAAAAAAACCACTGATGGTATAAACTTTGTTTCTAAGGGAGTGCGAAAACTATCCACTAACAGAGATATTTTTTATAACACAAGTGGGACATTTCATTCAGATTCTATTAAGCATGATCAACCATCACATGAGTTTGGTATTGCAGGAATATATACAACCGCAAATTTGGCAGCAGGTGAAACCCAAGCAAAACTACCTGCATTTGCCACATCAATAGAATTAAGTGGTAATGAAGATAGAAGGCAAATCTATATTGATGGTAGTGCTGTTGCAGACACAGATAATGGTTCTGGTGTAGCTGCATACACTATTCAAGACACACCAGTAGCATTAGGAACTCATCTTTTTGAAGCAAGAAACAAAGCAACTACGAATTTTAATCTTCATAGTATGTCAATTGTAAGCCCAATTCACACTTCACATCATTACCAAACCTTTGAAACCCCATTCCTTCATGAGTTAGTTGCGGGCGATAGGAATATGGAGCAAACAAATTTAGTTGTGTCACCAGATGGCAAGACTTGGGATGAGGTAACGAGGAATACGAGTTATATAGGGAATACTGAACTTTTAATGAATGATGATGAAGGGGATTGGAACACAGGTCAAGATTATAAACTTGCTAGAGGTGTAAATTCTAATGTTGCATCTATTCAAAAAGATTTTGCAATAGGATTCGATAGATTTATTTGTCTAGTCGATGGAACTTTCAGCATAACTTATCATGGTATGGTAAAACATGATGGAAGTAGTTATGAGATCCAAAAAAATGGAAGTACAGTTTCACAATCAAGAACAACTTATACTTCTAATACTCATGGTGTAGCATTTTGTCATGTTACCTTATCTTTAACAAAAGGTGATTACATTCAAACAGCTGGTCAAAGATATCTTGGTTCTAATTGGGGTCGTTTAACAATAGAAAGAGTATAGAGAAAAAATGTTTATATCACACAAAAGTAATGTGATCCAACACATCCAAGAATTAGAGTGGGATTGTAGGAGAAAGTCTAAAGGAATGACCAAACCTGAGTATTGGGCTTGGGTAGGGACAATTACAGATGCTGATGGTGAAGTTACATATCCTTCTGAGGACTTTACCATTGTTGAATGCAGAGATGAAGATGTTCAAGCAAGACTTATTCAGTTAAGTGATTATGTAACAACTGCAATGCCAGGCATACCAACAGCCTACAACATCAAATACTATGCTTCCAAAAGGGATTCAGAAATAGATGGTGTTAAGTCACACTTCATAGGTGATGATGAGGCTAAAGATGCTCGATTACTTGCAGAAGAATGGAAACAAATACGAGCAGAAAGAACTAGACTCCTATCAGAATCAGATTGGACTCAGGGTGGTGACTCTCCATTGACAACTCAAAAGAAATCAGATTGGGCAAAATACAGGACTTCTCTAAGGACACTACCAGAGGATCAGAGTAGTAAAACAAAATACTCTGACATTACCTGGCCTACCAAACCTTCCTAATACACTTCTCTAGTCATCAACCCTTATAAATATTTAAACATTTATGAGGGTTAAACATGGCAGTCATTTCAAATATATTCATTGATGCAGGAACAGATTTCAGCACTACTGTAACAGTTACAGATAGTACTGGAAGTGCAGTGAACCTTTCTGGATACTCACACGCAGCTCAGATACGTAAGTCATACGATTCATCCTCTGCGACAGTTGCGTTCACTACAGCGACCTCTGATGCATCAGCAGGTCAATTTACACTCGCATTATCAAACTCACAAACGGCAGCCATACCTCATGGTCGATACGTATATGATGCAGTTATAACTTCTGGGTCTGGAACCAAGACCAGAGTGGTTGAAGGTATTGTAACAATCAATCCAAGGGTAACTCAGTAATGCCAATTAATGCATCACTATCAACAACTCCAACTGTTTCAGGAACTACTGCATCCCCAAACACAGTTGCAGCCTCTACATCTGTAGGAGTACAACCTCAGATCACACGAATGGCCATAGAGGGTATTCGTGGTGCAGATGGAGACATGACATGGGCAGGAGAGTGGAGTTCTTCAACCAACTATGTTGCAAATCAAGTTGTATATTATGAAGGTAGTGCTTATGTTTGCATACAGGGTAATTCAAATCTAAGGCCTGATCTCAATACAACCCAATGGACTCTCATGGTTCAGAAGGGGGATACAGGAGCAACTGGTGCAACTGGAACGGCAGGAGCAACTGGAGCAAAAGGTGCAGTTGGAGATACTGGTCCTCAAGGAGCAACTGGATCTACTGGATCTACTGGACCACAAGGACCACAAGGACCACAAGGAGCTCAAGGTGATTCAGGAAGTGCCGCCACAGTTACAGTTGGTTCGACAACTACAGGGTTAGCTGGTTCAAATGCTTCCGTTTCAAACTCAGGGTCTTCATCTCAAGCAACTTTCAATTTTACAATACCCAGAGGTGCTACAGGCGCAACTGGAGCTCAAGGGGCAACAGGCCCACAAGGTTCTCAGGGTGCAACAGGTCCACAAGGACCAACTGGAGCCGCTGGTTCTCAAGGGTCTAATGGAACAGCTGCGACTATTACAGTAGGTACAGTTTCTACTGGATTGCCTGGAAGTTCAGCATCGGTTACAAATGCAGGGTCATCGTCTTCTGCAACTTTTAATTTTGCAATTCCCAGAGGGGATACAGGAGCTTCTGGATCTTTTACTTGGAGGGGAGGATGGTCAAACTCTACTGCATACGGAACAAACGAAGTAGTTTATTATAACGGAACCTCATACATTGCAGTAGCAAATAATCAAAATGTAAGACCAGACACAGATACTACAAAATGGAATGTCATGGCCGCTGCTGGAGCAGAGGGTGGAGCGATAAGTTCTATGGAGGATACACAAATAAGTTCTTCAATTGCAGACATGGCCATCTTAGCATACGATAGTAATGGAACAAAGTGGAAAGATAATAACACGTTCTCAGGAACATTTGCCTCACCAGTTTTATTAGGTGGTACTTTTTAAGGAGAAATAATGGCAGCACAAATACAAATAAAAAGAGCATCAAGTGCAACTGCAAACACTGCTCCAAGTGGTAATCTAGCCGCAGGAGAACTTGCAGTATCTTATGGTAATGGTCCTGCACATGATAATGCTGGAGGAAGATTATTCGTAGGTAACTCTGCTGGTAATGGAAATATCATAATAGGTGGAGAATATTTTGCAGACTTACTAGACCATGCTCCAGGCACGCTAACTAATAGTTCAGCAATTATTACAAACTCAAGTGGACAGATTGATACTTTAAAAGTTGGAAAAACAAGCACAGCTGGTATCATAGATTTTCTTGAGGGTGATGGTGGTTCTGCAAAAGTCAGAGTTCAAGCCCCAAATGCATTGGCGGGAGATGTCACACTTACACTTCCTGCAACTGACGGAGATTCAGGTCAATTTTTACAATCTAATGGTTCTGGTGTTTTATCTTTTGCCACAGTCACATCTTCATTCACACTTGCAGCTGACTCTGGTTCTAATGATACGTTCAATACAGGTGAAACACTTACATTTAATGGTACTGATCCAATTGACACTACAGTAGGTGATGGGTCAATTACAATATCAATAGACGATGCAACAACAAGTGCAAAAGGAGCGGCTTCATTTTCTTCTAATGACTTTTCAGTTTCAAGTGGTGCAGTAACCATAAAATCATTGGGTGTTTCAAATGCACAACTCGCAGGGTCGATTGCAAATGCTAAACTTGCATCTGCTGGACAACTTACATTAGGTTCGACAACTTTAGAATTAGGAACAACTGACACGGCAATTGCAGGACTGACTCAACTTACAGTAGACCAAATTGATATTAATGGAAATACAATTACTTCTAGTTCTGGTGATATTATTCTTTCATCTGCAAGTGATATTGATGCAAATAGTAATGTTATAAAAAATGTTGCAACCCCAACTGCCGATAGTCATGCGGCTAACAAAGGATATGTTGATGGAGTTGTGAATGGATTAGATGTTAAAGAATCAGTAGACGTTGCAACAACAGCTAATTTAGGTTATACTTACAACAATGGAGCAGGAACCTTAACAAATGGTTCCAATGGAGTAATAAGTCTTGATGGTATTGAGTTGACTGCAAACATGAGAGTCTTGGTCAAAGACCAAACAGATGCAAAACAAAATGGTATCTATAAAGTATCAACTGCTGGTGCAGTTGGAGCTGCACTAGTTCTCACAAGAGCTGACGATGCAAATATAGCTGCAGAACTTACAGGTGGAACATTTACCTTTGTCGAACAAGGTTCTACACAACAGGAAAACGGATATGTATTTTCACATAATGGGACTCCAACTCTTGGAACAACTCTTTTAACAGTTTCACAATTTTCTGGTGCAGGACAAATAACTGCTGGAGAAGGTCTTACTAAAAACGGAAATGTTATAAACGTAATTGGTGGAACAACTATTGATGCTGATACAAATGCAATCCATGTAAATTCATCTGGAACTGCAAATCAGATTCTTCTTTCTGCTGGAACAGTAGGAAATGAGGCAACTTATGGTCAACTTCCATTGGGTGATTCAAATGCAGTTGCAGGAACACTTGCAGTTGCAAATGGTGGGTCTGGTGCAACTTCATTTACAGATCACGGACTTTTAGTCGGATCTGGGACAGGAGCATTTACTGCTTTGGCTGCAGGAACTGCTGGCCAGTTTCTAATTTCAGGTGGGTCTGGCGCAGATCCAAGTTATACATCAACCATTGATGCTGGAACTTTTTAATGGCAGTAGCAATACAACATAAACGTAGTCAGACTACAGGTGATGCTCCAAGTGCATCTGACATAGCACAAGGAGAAATTGCATTAAATCTTGCTGATCTACGATTATTCACCAAGGATCACAATAATGCAATTCAGAGAATTGGTGGTGAAGACGTTGCAGCTACATTAGATTTTACTAAGGCAGATGGGACAGTAGGTGGTATATCAGTGACAGGGTTCAAGATGAACTTTAAGAAGGCTAATGGAACACTTACTACATATAATATATTCCAACAAATGATGTTGTTTTCATTATTTCAAGGACAATTTGTATCAAGAGCAGTTTTCAATGTTCATCAGCATACAGAAACACAAGTAGTGACCTTTGATAATGATACTGCACCCTCTGGAACAACCTCTGTACCGATTTAGATATGGCTGATAAGATACCCTTAAAAGGACTATTTGATGGATCTGGAAACGTAACAGGTCTTGCAGAATATAGGTCTGCTGATGGAGACACACTCGGAGTGATTCATGGTGGAACTGGACTTGCAACTGTAGCAACTGATAGAATCCTAACAGGAAATGGAACTTCTGCATTGACCGCAGAAGCAAACTTGACTTTCAATGGATCAACTCTTGCAGTAACAGGTGACACAACAATCTCAGGTAATTTGACAGTCCAAGGAAACTTTACAGAGACAGTCAAAATTGCAACCGAAGATCCAATCATTGCTTTAAATACTGCAATAGGATCTGGAGCTGCAAACACTTATGATTCTGGTTTTGTAACAGAGAGGGGATCTAGTACAAATGTTGCTTTGATCTGGGATGAGAGTGAAGACCTTTTCAACTTTATAACGACTACAGATACAGGAGTTACTTCTGGAAACATAAATGTGTCTGGTCAGGCTAACATAAAGACAGGAAATATAACATCAACTGGAAACATACAACTTACAGGAACATTACAGTTTGATTCGGGACAGACAGTAAATGAAATTTCAGATGATACTTCACTTACAGACGGGGCTGCAACTGCATTAGTTACAGAGAACGCAATCAAAACTCATGTCAGTGCCCAGGCATCAGCATTCGCAATCGCATTAGGATAAACTATGGCATCACCAAATACAAAAGCAACCCTAAAGGAATATTGTCTCAGAGCATTGGGAAAACCTGTCATTGAGATCAATGTCGATGATGACCAAGTTGATGATAGATTAGATGAGGCTCTTCAGTATTTTGCAGAGTTTCACATGGATGGAGTTGAGAGATTATTTCTCAAGCACCAAATTACTGCAGCTGAAAAAACAAGAGCGGTAACAAATATTTCAGAAACAAATACAGATGTGGTTGATAATTCCATTTCGGCAACTTGGTTAGAACAAAAAGTATGGCTTCCATTAAACACAAATATAATTTCAGTACTCAAGGTTTTTCAATTAGATAGAGGAACCACTTCTGGAAATATGTTTGATATGCAGTATCAAATGAGGTTGAATGATTTACATGACTTCACATCAACCTCTCTGGTGCATTATCAGATGTTACAAGAACAGATAGACTTTATGCAACATATTTTGGTAGGAGAGTTTCCAATAAGATTCAACATTCATCAGAACAGATTATATCTGGATATGGACTGGCCTAATGAGGTTAGTGATGATCATTTCATCGTCATTGAATGCTATAGAAAACTCAATCCTACAGTTTATACAGATATTTTTAATGATTCTTATGTTAAAAAGTACGCAACAGCACTCATCAAAAAACAGTGGGGTGCTAACTTAATCAAGTTCAATGGAGTCCAAATGTTAGGTGGAGTTCAAATGAATGGAGAAATAATTTATCAACAGGCTGATGAGGAAATAAAGTTACTAGAAGAACAGATGCTCAATGGTTATGGTCTTCCTGCTGATATGATGGTGGGATAATATGCCAACAAATGTATATTTTAATACAGGGACAAAACCAGAACAGAGGTTATATGAAAATCTGATCATCGAACAGTTAAGAGCGTTTGGTCAAGATGTATATTATTTACCTCGTAAATTGGTCAATGAGGACACTCTATTCGGTGAGGATACTCTATCAAGTTTCAATGATGCATACCAAGTAGAGATGTATCTTGATAACATCGAAGGATTTGAGGGACAAAAAGAAATGATGACACGTTTCGGTCTGGATATGCAGGACGAAGCGACATGGGTAGTTTCAAAGAGAAGGTTTGAGCAATTGATTAGTACTGATCAAAACCTCATAGTCACAACAAGGCCTAACGAAGGGGATCTAATTTACTTTCCCCTGGCAAAGAAACTCTTTGAGATTTCCTTTGTGGATCAAGACGATCCATTCTATCAGATAGCAAATCTACCAGTATTCAAAATGCGATGTCGCACATTTGAGTACAGTAGTGAGGCACTAGATACTGGTGTATCTGAAATTGATGCGATTGAAACATCAGAATCAATGGATGCACTTGGTTATCAGATTGTTTTAGAAACGGCTACCGAATCTGGAACTAATCATTTGATTACAGAAGATGGTGCTTTTATAGTACAAGAAGAATACAATATAGATACTATAGACACTTCTTCTGATTCAGAGTATTTTGAAACGCAAGGTGATTCGATACTTGATTTTACAGAACGCAACCCTTTTGGTGAGGTAACATAATGCTTGGTCAAACTTTTTACCATGAAACACTACGAAAATGTGTAGTGGGATTTGGAACACTCTTCAATGATATTCATATTGTCAGAAGAGATGGTTCAGGAAATATACAACAGTCTATGAAGGTTCCGTTAGCATACGGACCTAAACAGAAGTTTCTTACAAGACTCAGAGAAGATCCTAGTATCTCAAAGTCAGTTGCAATTACACTTCCAAGAATTGGATTTGAGATTGGTGCAATGACTTATGACAGTACTAGGAAACTCAATAAGATCCAGAAAGTAAAAAAGTCTGGGTCAGCAGGGAACAAGGTTGATACACAATATATGCCAGTTCCCTACAATATTGACTTTGAACTTTATGCAATGGCTAAGAACAGTGATGATGCTCTGCAAATCGTAGAACAAATTCTACCTTACTTTCAACCAGAGTACACAATCACTATTAATGACATTGTGTCAATGAACAGTAAGCGTGACGTACCTATCATATTGAGTGGTATATCATACGAAGATAATTATGAAGGTGATTTTGCAGAACGAAGAGCGATCATATACACTCTTACATTTACTGCAAAGGCTTACCTCTACGGACCAGTGATTTCTGGACAGGTAGTCACCAAGGTACAGGTGGATCAATTTACAGATTCTTCTGCAAATGCTCCAAAACGTGAACAGAGATACACAGTTACGCCTGATCCTGCAAGTGCTGATTTTGATGATGACTTTGGATTTAATGAAACATCATCCTTTTATATGGATGCAAAAACATACAACCCAACTACGGGTCAAGACGAATAGGTAAACTATGGCATTACAAACAATAGGACTTGGAAGTTCAGCAAATGATGGTAATGGTGATACTCTAAGAGCTGCAGGAACCAAGATCAACGCAAACACAGGAGAGATCTACGCTCGATTTGGGAGTGGATCTGCAAATGGAGCAACTTTAGAGACTGCAACTTCTGGAAACATACTGGTAGGAAATGGAAGTAAATTTGCTAGTGTAGTAACCTCTGGAGACTTTGATATTTCAAGTGCAGGAGCAATAAATGTTCGAGCAGATAATGGAGCTTCTGGTGTTCATAAAATAACAATACCATCTGGATCTGCTCCAGGCACTACTGATCATACTCTGTATAATATTGGAGGTTCTTTATACTTCAATGGATCTGTAGTTGGAACTGGAAACGTAACTGGTATGACTGCATTTACAGTTACTTCAAATGGATCAGGGTCTGCTTCAACTTCAATTACTCAAGGTCAAACTTTAAATTTAAATGGTGGTACAGGTATCACAGCGATATCTGCAAATAACGATGTAGTAACATTTTCTATTGATAATACAGTAGTCGCAACTCTGACAGGTTCACAGGTACTTACAAGTAAAACTCTGACAAGTCCAGTTCTTGGAGGTACAACCACAACAGCTTCTGGTAACTTAATCGTTGATCCTGCAACTCAAATATTGGAGGTAAAGGGTGATGGTTCGTCAACTGAAGGTGGAATACAGTTAAATTGTCGTGTCAATACTCATGGACAAAAAATACTTGCACAACCTCATAGTGAGGGAGTTACCAATACGATGTTACTTCCAAAAGGTGGAAACTCAACTTTGGTTTCAGAAATATCTACATCTACACTGACAAACAAAACAATTGATGCAAACGGAACAGGTAACTCTATTACAAACCTAGAGGTTGCTGACTTTGCAGCTTCAGCAGTT